AGGTAAAATTAAATGGTTTAATTCAACCAAAGGATACGGATTTATAGAGAATAGTGAGGGTGGTAAGGATGTTTTTCTTCATGTGTCTGCCCTGGAGGCAGCAAATATCAAGACATTGGAAGTCGGAGAGGAAATTTCCTTCGATCTTGGTACGCATAACGAAAAGGAAAACGCAATTAACATTAAAAAGGTAGATGGTTAAGTTATGGTTTTTGATAGCACTCATGTCCTATCCCAACATTCCAGCCATTCACTACAGGGGTTTTGGAGGGTTTTTATCACAGGAAGAATGTGAAGAAAAAAGAATAGTTATAAAAAATAAAATTAAAGATATTGAAATAAAACTTGGTAGAATTGCTTATATAGAAACCTATTGCCTCGAAGTGGAGGCATTTGAAAGCCAACTAGATAAAAAGGAAGAACTCGATCTAGATAAAAAGGAAGAACTCGATAAGAAAAACAAAATAGGACTAGGGGTATAATATGGCTGACGAAAAAATCAACGAAAATGAGAAAGATATTATTCGCATCAACGGGGAACTTAAACTCATTAATCAGAAACTCGACAACCATGTTCATCACATAAGTGCCAAGATTGACACCATCTTTAAGATTGTTTGGACTTGTAGCTTTATGATCCTCGCATTGCTGTTACGGGCTATTTATAGCTTAATGGTAGGTTAGAGCCAAAAAAAAACCTTCATAGAGGGGTCAAAATTAAAGAAAAGTCGAAGGGGTGGTATGATTGCACCCCCTTAAATAGTTGACAAAAACCGATTTCATTTAGTAAAGAGATGAGAGTGAAAAAAATATTTATTCTTTCAGACCTACATCTTCCCTTCCAGCATCCTCAAGCATTTGAGTTTTTGGAAAAAGTGAAGAAGGATGTCAATCCTGATTGTGTAATATCCATTGGCGATATTATAGATTTGGCCAGCGTCCAGGTAAGTAGACCATCTGATCCGAATATAGATTCACCAGTATTTGAACTGGAGAAGGCACGCAAGGAAATTAAAACTTTAGAGAAGTTATTTCCCAAGATGCAGATATGCTGGGGAAACCATGATCTGCGATTGCTACGCAAGGCAGAGTTAGTGGGTATTCCTCGCTCCATGCTGCGGGATATTAATTCCATTCTTGAAGTACAAGCGAAGTGGACTTGGCATGACAAGATTGTCAAGACAATGCCCAACGGTCAGCCCGTGTACTTTACCCATAACTTCAAGAGAAACGCCTTATCAAGTTCAAAAGAATTAGGCTGTAGCTTTATACAAGGCCATTACCACACTGCTTTAAGCTGTGAGTTCTGGTCCAGTCCAACAGCATTAAACTTTGCACTCAATGTTGGCTGCTTAATCAACCCTAAAGCTGATGCCTTTCGCTATCAAAAGAATTTCATTAAGCGTCCCATACTGGGATGTGCTGCCATTATAGATTCATCACCACGGTTATACAGCATGTTGCTGAATGACAAGGGACGATGGGTTGGCAGGATATGAGAACAAAAACCAAAGACCCTATCGTTCAAAAGGTCATTGATAAAATGGCTAGACGATCTGAAATAGGAATTGTTAAGTACGGGAATACCATGCAATCTTCCAAGAAAAGTTTAAATGATTGGATAGATTCAGCAATCGAGGAAGCCCTCGATTTAGCGGTGTATCTGGAAAAGGTAAAGAGCTTGGTTGGTGCAAAGGTCAAAACCCATAGACATATAGATAAGGACCTTGGCGGTGGTGGCGGGAATTATTTTAAATATGGAGGAACAGACCCCGAATGAGTTACGACAATATTAAAGACAGCATAAAAACGCATGAAGGCTATCGGGATACCGTTTACCGTGACCATCTCGGCAACCGAACAGTTGGCTATGGTCATCTATGCCTGGACAATGAAAAGTGGAGCGACAGTAAAGTGTATCCACGCAAGGTTCTTGACCAGACATTTGACTACGATTTCAATATTGCCCTGAATGATGCACGCAAGCTCATCGTTGAGGACAGTATTCATCCAGACGCTTTTGCCTGCCTGATAAACCTTTGTTTTAATATTGGAGGTCCTAGAGCTAGCCGTTTCAAGAAATTGCTAATTGCCCTGGAAGATAAGAACTATCCTGAAGCATCAAAGGAAATGCTTGACAGTAAATGGGCTAAACAAGTACCAACTAGAGCAAATGAATTAGCAAAAATAATGAGGAACATTTAATGGTATTAGGAAAATTATTTGGTAGTGGAACAATTAAAGCAGTAGGAAATATTGTTGATGAATTATACACCTCTGAAGAAGAAAGAGAACAAGCTAAACTAGCCATTAAAAAAGTTGAAGCAGAATTAAAGAAAAGACAAATGGATATTAACCTTGCTGATGCTCAAAGCAAAGCAGGAGGAATATCAGGAATGATACAACGCATCTGGAGGCCTCTCATTGGTTTCAGTTGTGCATTAGCTATCTTTTGGGAATATGTATTAAAACAATTTTTAATGTTTCTAATTGCTACATTTAATTGGGAAACTAAACCATTACCTGAATTGGATATGGGAACACTTATGCCTTTAGTTATGGCTTTACTAGGTATGGGAGCTTTAAGAAGCTATGAAAAAGTTAAAAAAGTCAATGTTGATCAACCAAAACAATAGGAGGTGACATGAACTTACTTAAAGATTTATGGACACACTTGAAAGAGTGGTCCGATTGGAAAATGAAAGACTGGATCAAGGCGGGAATAGTCGCTATTGTAGTTTTGTTTGTCATTTCTAAAATGATGGGAGGAGCAGCTTAATGCCACAAGTAGGAAAAAAACATTACAGCTATACTGCTGCGGGGATGAAAAAAGCTAAAGCAGAGGCAAAAAGAACTGGAAAGAAAATAAAGAAGAAGAAAAAGAAGGAATAATGAAAAACATTCCCACCGTTGGAAAGATGATCCATATAGTGTGGGAGGACATATTTGAAATGGGTGCTGGATGGCACTCAAAAACCGATGTTGACAAGCACAAGCCTATTGCATGTGAATCAATAGGTTGGGTGCATAAAATTACAGATAAGTATTTAACAATTATTGGGGACAAGAGCATTGATGGAAAAGACCGAGAATATGGAAGGATTCAATCAATACCCAATGCGACAATTACAAAAATTAAAATATTGAAATAGGGGGAGTGGAGTAACATCTGCTCCCCCTTTTTTTTATGCCTATTTGTTTTTTATAGGATAAAGGATTTTATCAATCTCTGGCTCTATTTGATCTATAAATATTTTGGCGAAAACAGAGTCAATAGATGAAAAATAATTATCTTTTAGTGTAATTCTAAATAGGTTGATAAGAATTTTAAATTTAATTAAGCTCTGTTCGTCAAAAGATATGGTAGCCACATTTGGTTTATTAGAATCATATCTGATGCTTAATTTTTTCATTTTATTTTCCTTTCTATAAATTAATAAAAAATTAATTTATAAAAAAGTATATCATACGACTTTTTCAAATTTGATGATCTCAACGGAACCCTCTCAAAAATTAGGAGGGGTTTTTATATAGCAAACTAAAAAGAAAATTAAAAAAAAGCTTTTTTTGATTTTAGGGATAGTTTTGTTCCCGTTATGTCTAGCGGTTATCCACAAGGTTTTCTGTCATTATTTAGATGTCTATGGGAACTTGCGGGCAATTTTTAACCCTACATATTTAAAGTTAAACGGGGGCTATGGAAGTAGAAAATCTAGCCCCCGCTACTTACACAACCATTAAGGTAATGCAATTCTATTTAGAATCCTCATATCCTGTCGCTTCTGGATGTGGCCTTGCATCTTTTTTAATAAACTCCCTGAAAGTATCTATTTCCTTTCTCTCCTCTAGTGTTGTTAAAGATTTTCTTTCAGTAAAAATAGGAGATTGAGGTTGTGCTGGTTTGTACTCGAAGGCCTTTACATCATCCCTGTTTCTACGCATGTGGCCATCGGTAATCTGATTATAAAATTCTTCTTCCGCTACAAATTTTCCCTTATGGTCCTGAAAGACGATAACCCATCCTGTGATTAAATCATTGAACACTTGTTTCTCAAAACTGGCAACCGAATTGTGATAGCTCATGGAAAGATATTCGATAATTTTATTTTTCATTAATGAGCGTTCCTCCCCATCACCAAATCTAACCGTCCAAATGGGTTTTTCATGAAGGTTTGTTTTAGGATTCATTCCGCCTTCAGGCACTTCAATTATTTTTACAATAGGTTTTGTCATTTTTTATTATAGATCCCTTCTCCAATTCCCCACAACATAAAAACAACCGCCCCAAGCAAGAGGATGACAATGATGGCGTAGATATGAAACCAAATCATACTGACCCTCTTTTATATTGGGTCTGCCACACACTAATAATGCGATCTGCTGTGTTTCTTTTATTTCTTATTTCTTTAAATTCTTTGTGAGCTTTTTTCAGTTTAGGACGAAACTCTTGTGTATATTTATCGGAAGCTAAAGCGTGGGTTGTTCTTTCACTATCAGATTTATAATTGTGATAAGTATTAATTTTTAAATCACTTATAAAAGATTTTTCTTCTCTTTTTAAATCTTCAAATTCAGATTCTTTGTGGGCTTCCTCAATGTCAGTATCAGAAAGATAGGTTAATTTTTCTTCTACAATTATTTCATTTAATACAATTTTTTCTTTATTTTCCATTTTCAATTATACCCTCCTTGCGTAAAGTATATGCCATATCCTTTAACTTGAAAATATATTTTTTATCTTCCGCATAGACCGATAGAGTTTCAATAAGTTTTTCAATATCCACTTCGTCCACAATGTATTGGCGTAGTCTTTCATTCCTAAAATCTTCATAATGGTAGCTTTCATTTAATAAATCCGTATAAGCTATAACACTATCGCATTTTCTTGTAAAGATTCTTACTTTTGCCCCTGAATTATCAAGGGAAAGCATGTATTCTTCATCATCGAGGGCCTTGATGCCAAAGAAATTATTTCCCTCTTTTGCGAACCTGGAATTGCCATCCGCACCCGATTCGTGGAGAGCTTGAACCAAAGTCAATTCGAGGGGAACCCTACGAAAATCCTGGAGATGGCTATTATAGGCCACCGCACAATCTTTAATGCCCCGAATAAACTCTTGTCGGTTAGTGTATTCAAAATCCCAATTAAAAACACCTGAACAAAGCAACGATAAAGTTGCACACAAGACGGGAAGGGTATTCATTTCTTCTTTTTTTTCTTTAATCTGATGTTGGTAAGCACCGCCAATTTCAAGGCTCGGATAACTTCCCCATCCGTCCTTATAAGGGAGAGTAAATATTTTTTAAAAATTCTTGCAAACATTTTACAACTTATCAACTAATTCTAAATATTTTTTCTTATATTTATTTTTCATTGACACTTGAAATTCGTAGCGTTTCTTCCATTTCAACAAATGCTTATCGTAAGCCAGTCGCAATTTTAAATACCAGTTTGTAGTTTTATACATCATCTTATTCCTCATTCCATTTACCTATTAATTCTTGCAAGGTTCGCATTGGCATAAAAGCGTAGCTCTCTTGGACTGAATGGTGATCGGGAATTAAAACTAACAAGTCATTTCCCCCAATCCATCCAGTAAAAACTTTAGGAGGATTTTTTCTTGCCTTCACTTCCACTTTTAGTCGCACTTCATTATTTAAACGCACTTGCACATCACCAGGAAAATCACGCAACGCCCCGCTTAAAGGAGTTCTAAAAGCATTAAAGCCATTGTGTTCAAACCATTTTTTGACTAAATGCTCTTTGCGTCTGCCTTTATTTTTAGGTTTATTGACCATTTTTCTTATTGAAATAGTCAGACCTTGATTGTTGAATAGCACAAGAAATGGCAACTGCTCTTTTATTTTCTTGATCCAAATTTTTTAAGTTTGGAAACTGGTCTATCAAACCAAAGGCCGTGTCTATGTTTCTTAAAGTACGCATCGTTTCTTCAGGGCCAGATGAATTATTTTGAGAAACTTCTTTTTTTACATTGGCCCCGTAGTTGAAATCAGTATTATCCTGTGGTGGTGCAACGGGAGCAGGACTATCACTTGAACTTGTAATATTGCTAATGACATTCCCGAAGTCAGTTTTTTCCCAATCAAACTCAACGGATTGTCCAACCTGAATATCACCGACACCCAGCTCATTAGTC